TCTTGGGCACTTATTTTATTTGATCCTGGGATAACACTGCCGTACACGTCACCAAAGTTGTCCATGTTGTACGTGCCATCTTTTACGCTTTCTATAAATCTATCTCTGGCTTCTGGGTCGTCTGCTCTAGCCTCAAATTCTTTTGTTATCAAAGCAGACAGTATTGGTGACCTTGCTTCGTTTTTTAATACTTTGATGTCGTATTCACTCAATCCATACGTTTCTTTTAGTGTTGTTTCTGCCGTTTTCATTTTGGCAAAAGCATCAGCGTAACCTGTGCCCGATGACCAAAATGTTTCTGACATTGGATCAAAATCCATGTCATTGTTTGCAAGTATATTAGTGACTGCAAATGCTTGATCCTTGTAATCTTCCATAATAATATTTTTGTCACTTTCGTATTGTTCTTTACGAATATCTGCATCTAATCTTATTCTTACATTGAATGCACTTTTGTCATACTCTAGACTCAAATCATTTTGTAAATTTGCTGGCAACGATGATAACCATTTGTTTTTGTATTCATTTACAGCACTATCATATTTTTCAAGATTGTTTTGATTGTTAAAACCAATCTCTGATAATTTTGTTTTGTATTCTTTTTCTTTTCTTGTTATAAATGCTGTGTTGGCACCTTTTTGATATGCTTGACCCGTTAGTGTAAAAGGTGTTCCTGGTGCTACATAATCTGGATTTAGGTCTTGTTCTCTTTGACCTTTTTGTTCAGCGGCCGCTACTGCCATTCTTTTGTCTATTGCTTGTGCTGTTTCTGTAACATTGTCAATAATTTTTGTTAGCCCTGTGCCCATTTGTCCTGGTGCATTGTAAGTATTTTTTGCAGTAAGGCCTCCGCTGTATGTTGGTATTGGCACGCTACGTCTATTTTTTTGCGGTATTATTGTTTTTGCTTTTGGATTGTAAGGTATACTCATATTACGGTGCGTCTCCTACTTTGATCCCTTGATCTTTTGGTACATTTGTTTGTGTTGTTATTAGATCACTAAATCCTCTTGTGCCAAGATATGAAGCCGCTTTTGTGTAACCACCAACAACGGAATAATCTGCTTCTTTGTTTAGTACGTTCTTTCTTTGTTCTTTGCCAAGTATACCACCTGATGTGTTAAATGCATCAATGTATTGATCCTCTGCAAAATTTTCTGCTGTCAAACTTAATATGTCTCCTGGTGATCCTTCCAACGTAACTCCTGTCAAACCAAATCTTGCTCTTTGTTTTCCTAGTGCTAGTGCTAGTTCCCTTTGTCTTTTTACTTTACGTAATGCAAACGCTTCTTTGTCTTGACTGATACTGTAATCTACCATGTTTGCTTGTTGCCTTAAAATATTTGCTTGTGCATATCCGCTGTATATAGAACCTCCAGCACCAATAACCGGTAAAGCATATTTTGCCACAGTAGCCAATTGTGAAAGTGTTGATGTGGTTGATGCTGTTGTTGCCGCTGTTGAAGCCGCGGCACTTACTCCACCGGATGTGGTTAATAATGACGATGCGGCCGCTCCACCTGTTGCGTAGATTGCCGCTCCTATTAATGCTGTTTTAATTAATTGATTTTTTGGTGCACACATGGTTAGTTTCGTTTCCTCTCAACTATAAAAATTTCTTCATGACCTTGAAAATAACGGTCAATTTTGTTAAACTTTAACATATTTAACCATTTTACACTCTGCGTGTGCCTGCTCCATACTTGCACAAGGTGTTTTTTATTAGGATGTTTTGTCATACTATTTCTGATTAGTTTTTCTGCTTCTCCTGATATACGAAAGAAAAAATCATTTGCCAACGGAGTGCCAATAAACCAATACCATACTTCATTGTCTATCACGTGTGTGCCTGCGGCCAGGAAAGGTATGTTGTGGTAAGAGCCTGTTACTCCATCTTCAAGTTCATCAAACTTTCTAATTAATCTGTTTCTGGTATAACCCATCAATGTGATCTCTTGCAGATCCACATCTCTGCAATTATTAATAACATATTCGTAGTGTTCAAAATTTAGTGGATGCCTGACTGGTTGTTTAACCAGCGTCTTGGAGTTTGCCACCTGCAAATTTAACTTCATTAGTCATACTTAACAAGGTACATGGTAGTGGCTCGTCACTTTTGAAAGTGGTTTGAGGTGTTGTTGCATATCCGCTTAATCTAACACGTTTTTGTCCTGAAAATCCATCTATGCCTTGATTTAACAACGACGTGCCAAACGATCTAAATGGTACAACAATGTTGTCTACCTTGCAACTTTTTGTGTTTTGTAATTGTAGTTCACATAAAACTTTTCTAACTTTTTCTCCAAGTGTGCTTTGTCCACCTGCATTAAAAACAATTGGTAAAGTTTTTGCTGTGCTTTCATAGTTGTGTCCAATCTGTGTGCTGGAACTTGTTCTTGATAATGTAAAATTACCAGCGTTGTCCACGCTGATTTCTGGATGCAATAAACCATCGGCTACAACTTTTACAGTTCTACCTTCTAGTCCTTGTGCTCCTGTAAAACTTGAACCTGTTGAATCTGTTGTGTGGAATGAATCTAAAAATATATCATCTTCTGACCATTTCTCTAGGAATACTCCTGTGTTCAAACTAGAACCGTCATTGTTAAATCTTTGTACCAGTGAATATAATCTGTCGTCAACCACGCAAAGATCTTTGAAGTTGCCGTCTGTGGTAAACTTCATCCAACCTACAACAGAAAATTCTGTGTTTACACCCAATACTCCTAGACTGCCATCTGAGTTTGTGCAGAAAACATAGTTGGTGTTGGTGTTGGCATAGTTGGTTAATACTGCTATTCTGTCTGCACCTGACAGTATGTCATGGTGTACTAGTGAATAGTTCTTGGCTGAGTATGCGTCTGTGTTAAAGTTGTAAACAAATGCTCTTAATTGTTTGCCACCTTTGGCCACAAACAATACTTCGTTGTCCACAATCTTTGGTGTTGTTACACCCGAGTCAACTCCGTAAGATGTTTGTTTTCTTACAAGAACGTTGCTGGGAGTTACAGGTTCTCCTGACATGTCAAACTCACCATCTGATGTGAATATGAAAAGTGATTGTTGTGATACTAGGTGTTGAATTACGTTGACACTGTCTGAAGCAATAGTAAAAATTATACTTGCATCATCTGTGATTGTTCCTGTTACATCTGTTGAACCACCTGACTCTGTAACTGTTCTTGTAAAACTGTCAAAATTAAAAAAGTCTCCTGATTGTGATCCAAATAATGTTTGTGGTTTGTCTCTGGTACCACCAAATATTAATCTGTTCTGGTGAAAAGAAACTGAACGCGGATGTCCACCACCCAACGAACTAGAAAGATCTGAAAAGGCATCTATTTCCCATTCATGTCCTTCTGCTGTTTCTGTGTCCACAAGATCGTAAATTACATCTGCTACCATAACTGTGGCACTGGTTCTTGTTTTTAATTTTACCAATCCACCATTTATTACCACGTGCATATTTTTGTGTCCTGTGGGTGCATCTGCATCAACCCATCTGTATGTGCCACCTGCTAGTGTCATGTTAATGTTGGTACCTGTTGCGGCACTTGGTGTTAATGTAGCATCAAAGTTAAAGTTTGCTGTTGGTATGTGATCAAATGCAAGATATCCTATTGACCAAGCGTCATTGGTACTACCTCTCACAAGTTGCATGGGTCTTATGTCTTTGTGACACAATATCATGTAATCAAAACTTTGTGTAAATCTTATGTCTGCTATGTTTGAAGTTGTAATTGGAAAAACATTACCATCTGATCCGTTGGTAAGCACTCTCTGTCTTACATCTTGGTAATAGATGTGTATTTTTGCGGCATCACTGTCGTGTGCTGGTTCAAATATCAACACATATTCTTGTCCATCTGAGAATTTAAAAGGAATTAATCTCGATGATGCATGAAATCCTGCTGTGGTAAGTGATGTTGATCCGTCTGGTGTGGTACTGTTGTCAGGATCTGCTGTGATAAATTGAAATCCTCTTCTTTTTTGTATGCCACCCTGTGGTAGTATCAAGAAGTTTGACAGTTCTGCCAACCCTGCTCTGTAAATGGGTGTGTCATTACGACCAAAAATGTTTGGTCCTACTTGGCCCTGTGTAAAATTAGTTTGCGAATATTTTCTTATTGTCATTGTTAGGTATTACTGTGTCTTAACCTTCTATTGGTCAGACCTGTATTACCTAAATGTGCTTCAACATATCTGCCTGGAGGTACTATGTTATGAGGTGGATTTTCTTGTCCATCTGCTATTCTTGCCGCTCTCAGTTTGGCTTCATAGTCTCCAGCCAATCTGTTTGATAGAGTGCCAACACCTGTTATGGCTTCATTTATTTCTAATGCCACTTTGGCTATTAATGTTTCTATAAAAAATACAGGCATGTCATCTTCCACAATGTTTGCAACGTATTCTATGAATAATGTTTTTTCATTAGCAAATACTTTACTGCCTTCAATGCTGTAATCTTCTGAATACATTCCGTCTGAATCAAAAAATCCTTTAATTCTTATGACATCACCCGGTAAACTGAACGCATAAAGGTATTTGGTGTTCGTGGGTGTTTCATTTAATCTGTTTAAAGATTTGTTGGTTACAGCAAAATTCCAAAATGTATAATACAATAAGCCGTTTCTCACGTTGTCATACATGGTTGAACATACGTTTGCTTCGTGTGATCCATCTGTAAATGAACTTATTGTTGCGGCACCACATTTTGTTAGTGCTTGGTTTGATATTGAAACTTTACTTTCAGCCATGGGTGGTTCCTTTTTTGTAAACTATTTATCGGGTATAAAAAAAGACAGGCCCCCAAATTAAAGAGGGCCTGCCTTGAATGAACTGCGAAGTTGTACAGATATTACTCTGTAACCTCCACTTTAACTATTCCGTCTACGTCAATTGCTGTTGCTCCACCAGACATAGTACCCAGTACTAAGTGACTCGCTTTCTGAGCTACATAATCGATTCTTGTCGTAATGTCAGATGCTAATGCAAGACCTACTGAATCTTTGTGAATTGCGTAACAATCTCTTTGAACAGAATTTTTTGTTAAAAGAGTTGACATAATCACTCTGAAACCGAATACATTTGGAATGTATCCTGAAGTCAATGCAGTGTTAGATACTAAACCATCTGCCGCTGTAACCAAGTTAGAATCTGTTAAAAGATCTGTTAAGGCTTGCGGAGAGATGATTATACATCTGTCGTTAGTTGGAATTGAAAGAGCATTCATCGCTTCGTGGACTTCTAAAAATTTTGCTTTAGTTAATCCAGATCCTGCTGTCACCTGTGTAGTTGGTGCAGAGGCATCTAATGCGTCGATGATCTCTTGGTCTACCGCTCTGTTTAAACCTGACGAAATCGCTGATGCGAACGTGTTACGTAGGTCTATATTTGTTTTAAACATATCCATATCGTCAATATATTCACCAGAATGGTAATTGTTAAGTGTAGTAGTTACAACACTGTTCTGTGCTGTGCTACCAGTGTAAGCACCACTTCCTGCAAAAGATTTGCTCGAATCAGACATAGCCGTGATATCTTCGAATCTTGCTTTGTTCTTGATTGAACCACCTTTTGATAGTTTGTGGAACTTGTAAGTTGAACCAGTTACGTTTCTTACAACTCTAACTGCGTCAACTAAATTTGATGATGTTTGTTGGTACGCTTGTTTTACATCATCACTGAACATAGTTACGAATGAATTCGATACTGATGTTCCTGCGTTTGCTACTAATGCCATGTTAATGGTCTCCTTGTAGTTTAGTTGTTGTTATAATAAAACGCTGGGAATTGTGTTAATGTGTTTGGGGCCTTGCGGTTATCCCTACTAGCAATGAACGTTCTTTGCTTGTAGAATTATATCTCTACCAAATAGCCTAACTTGTTAGACAGCAGTGGGCCTTGCGGTTGTCCACGCTCGTATTTAACCTCTGCTGGTAAAGTATTGATCCACTGTGATTTTAATTTTAGGAAAATACTCCTGTATCATTTTTAATGTGCGTGAATATCTTTCACGATGTGGTTGTGCTTGTGCCTGTGGTTGACGGTATATGCTTTCGGGTCCTCCGTCAAATCCTATCAGATCCATTTGTGTGTAACCCAACTGTGCGGCCAACACT